GTCTCCGCAAAATCAACGGCGCCCGCAGTCCCGTCAACAGTTCCCTTGACGACTTCGATCAAGTCACGAAGACTTGGTCGAACTCGAATAGTTACGTTGCCGGCACTGGAGGCCACAATATTGATCGGAATAACGTCCCTACGAACCACAGAAGGGCGTGAGTTCGTCGGATTCCTACAGGCCGCTAAATCGACTCCAAGTTCCTCACACATGTTTTCACAAGTGAAAGGTTCAGAACGACAAGCGTTGAAACAGGAATTCCTGGGATATGAGGGTCCGGAATGTGGATTTTCCACAGTATAGAGCGCATCTTTTTGCGCTGAAGAGGGTTTATTCGAATTGCTTTTACCTCCACTCATATTGGTGGAGATCGAGGGCTTCGAATTGCCGCTCTTTTGTACAACTTTGGTTTTTGTCATGGACCCCGGGAACCAAATAACCCGGGACTGTTCATCTTCAAGAATCGAAGAAAGAGAGTTTCAATTATAGAAAAGCTGATCCATTCAGTTGGCTTTCTCATTTATCGGTTTCACTATCCACCGACTAATCTATAATCTCGCCTCGCAAGTGCTGCTTGGCCCCTCCTCCTCTTCCGCTTCCGTGCAGTCTCTCGACGCTACCTCAATGGGACTCTTAGCCCGTTCTTGAGTTGGTTCGTAAATCTTTACATTGAAGGTTTACCATAAGGTTCACCAAGTCCCCGTTTCTCCGCTATCCGACGCGGGGGGACCAAAACGATTTGGAAGCATAACCTGAGCTATCTCTTGAAGACCCATTATGTACACGGATACTGTAGAATTCCGGAAGGAATTCTACAGGAAAGGAACCGGAAGATACTCGGCGTATTCAATCCAGGGAAAGTTTAACATGTCAGGCGTAAATAAAGCCTGCTCTTTCCCCATTTTGATCTTTGAATACTCGAGTTCTTCCGTCACTCGAATAGGATCTAGCTCTAGATCCATTACCTCCTCAATATCCACTCCAGGGGAGTGGGGCCGAATGTCCGGAATAAGGAATTTCCGCGATCTAATCATCCGCGCAGCCAATGCAAGCTGCCCAGATGTATAAGTCGTAGTCATTCCCAATGGACGTTCAACGCCAAAACCCCCAAGCGAAATTGGAAGGAAGAGATTCCTGCCTTGTGCCTCTCGGCGCACTTCGGCTTGATGCATCGCGAGATATTGTTTGACAACATCCGCCTGGCGGCCTTTCCAAGCCCCCTGCATCACTTCGTTGATGACAGAAATGTAAGGAGTATCCTTCACTTCATCTCCATCACCGCCGATACGCGCCATGACCTTGTGGTTACCAACCATCAAGCCGACGTTCAAGAAAGGAAGAGCCCAGGGCGTACTATTTTCATTTTTCAAGTCGCATATGATACTCAAAGAGTTTACATTAGCGTATGAATCATGAATGTAGGCCTTGCCTGGACTCATCTTCAATCCTAAAAGTCTTCCGATTTCCGCATGCCAATTCCATTCCTCCTCACTTCCAATATACAACATATCATCTCCATTAATTAAAACAGAGTCTAATAGATCGTTAAGAGAAGCAGAAGGATAGAATATTCTGCGGATGGCCAAATAAAGGCCAAGATTGGCGAGACATAAGACTGGGAAGGAGAGGATAGAGCCCATCAGTTGGCCATTCATTTGGTCGACAGGTTCGATGTTAGAGTTGCATGGGTAAGCAATATAGTGTGGCGCCAATACTCCAAGTAATAGATTGTAGAGAGGCAAATTCAAAACCGCTAAAGGTTCGAATAAGCTCTTCATAATCTCTTGAGAGTACAACGCAGAAAGTCCATCAGTTGCAGCCGAATAATCAATACTCAGCCACTTCCCTTCACCTTCTCCATATTTCTTCCAGGATCTTCTAATATCCATCAAATCCGTCGCCTCGAACGGCCTTCCAATCAACCGAAAGGCGTTCATCCTCCTCATCCGAGTGTGGATAGCTTTCTGAACAGGTTTCGCGATATAATAGGGCACCGAGGGTCCTTTCGAGATCACACGAACTTTGAACGGTTCAATAACCGCTTCGATCTTCGCTGTGAATCTTGGGATTTCCTCACGGTAATCATTAATCTCATTCGAAACTAGTTCTTCCAGTTTTTCCAATTCCCCCTGACGTATGAACTCCTTGGTAACGTGTCCGGGCTGAGTTTCCTCGCCCTTTCGTTTCATTCCAAAATGGATACGTTCAACGTCTGGTGTCTTCCTTTCCCTCAGGGAGCCATCTATCCCAATCAATCTCCTTATCTCTCCAGCCTGGCCGCCGTCCTTGCGGCTCGACTCCATTGATGCACTCTCTGACGCCTTATGGCGGATTGTCGCACCGGGATTCGTAAAGAATCCTGAGAGATCTTTAAGTAGATCTTTCGATAGTCTGCGGAGTACAGGCGCTAAGCCTGTCATCACTGCATCTAATACTCCTTCTCCCTCTGAGGTAAGAAGAGGATCCATTTCCATCATTTGCTCCCTGTGTTTGAGATAGTTCTCACGAACAATCGTCTCCGACACGGGTGCCGCGGCACGTTTCGACTGCAGGAAGGAATACCACAAATGTGTATTCTTCATGCAGTAGTCTTTTAAACGTTGCCGAGACCAGCGTCTCCATCTGCCCGTTGAAATAAACGGTGCATCCGGAACGTCTGGAGGCTCATTACCAAGGTAATCAGCCATCGGCCGCAAAATGATGTATTTTGCCCTCTTCAAGAAGACCCCTTCATCAGGCACAATAAGATATTTCTCAACTTGTTTGGAAAAGTCTTGAATCACCTTATATGGTGCGCCATGATGTGACAGCACGAGTCGACAACCGTGTAGAAAAGTTTCTACCCGAGAAATCGATTCGTCTTCTTCTTTAGCTTTTTGCACTTTCTGTTCTTTTGAACCTGAGGTAAAAGCTTTAATCCTCGCCCCGGTAACCATCCGGG